AAAGAAAAACGCTGATTATGGCGGAGCTTCATTTGATTTAGGAATCAATGGTAACATGGTTCACATTTGGGACAAAGCACGTAGGTTTAGAAGTCTTGTTGAAAAACAGATGAAAGGAGAAAAAGCTAATTTTGAAAGCCTTGAAGACACTTTGCGTGATATTATAGGTTATGCGGTTATCGGCATACATATTTTGGAAAACGATAAAAAAGAATAAAATGGAAAAGAAAATTATTCAAGTGGGACAAAAGACCTATAAACTTTTGTTTGATAACTTCGATGATGAAATGGATATTGATTCTTTATTGAAGATTGATTATTCCAATTTAATCGGAGAAATGATAACATTCCCAGTGATTGTAAATAGGTTTGGACATTTACTTGCTGAAGCTGAATCGCAAGTTGCCGAAGCTAAATTGAATTTGGAAGTTTTTGAAGCTAAAACTAAGGAGAAATTGAGGACTGAACTTGCTGACCAAAATGGCGGGAAAAATCCAACTGTCGAAGCGTTAAATAATGCTATGATTAGTAGTAAATCGTATCAAGTGATGCGAAAAAAATATAACGAAGCTCAAAAGACAAGAGATTATATCAATTCAATCTTTTGGTCAGCAAAAGATAAATCGGAGAAACTTGATAAACTTTCTATGTCGGTTCAATCCAGTGATTTATCTGATAGCGTTATTGAAGGTAGGATTAACAACGTTTTAATAAAAAGAACAAAAAAACTGATTGATTAACAATAAAATTGTAATTATTATGGCAAAGAAAAATGATTTGAGGAGTCAGTTAAAAGCAACTCCACTTAAAAAACTTAAAAAGCGTGTAGATGAAGATAATGAAATTATCGGAGCTTACGCAAGTAACGAATATTTGAATTTGGAAGACGGCAAGACTTTGAAAATTCGCATTTTCCCTGCTCATCCAGGAAATGAAGATTTTTACGTTCCAAAGAAATGTTACTGGCTCACTGTTAGCGGAAACGATGGAGACCCAAGGCGTACAACTGTTCTTGATTCAAAAGTTCACGGTGGAACAAAATGGGATTTGGTTGAAGAATATGTGAATTATGCTAAAAAGAAATGGGCAAAAGACGCAGATAAATTAGAAGCGTTGGTAGGAACAGGAATGAATTCAAACAGCTTGAATCCTCAATATTCTTGGCTTTGTTATGCAGATAAAGTTTCTGGTGACGACCAATTGCGTCCAAAGTTGTGGGAGTTCAAAAAGATGGTTCGTGACCTTTTGAATAAACTTGCTTTTTCAGAAGATGAGGACGATGTGATTGAGGTTGACCCTTTCACCGATGTTGATGAAGGCTTGCCAGTAATGGTTAAGTACATGAAAAATCCTAACAAGAAAAAGGGTGAAAATTATTACGATGTTTCGTTCCCGAAAAAAGTGACGGCAAGACCTTTGTCTGATGAGGAAATTGAACATTTTCTGACCATGAAGCCACTTTCTGAAGTCATCTATAAATATGAGATGAGAGATTTTGAAAAGGCACTTGAGGGGTTACAGAATTTTGACGATGAAAATGAAATCGGTTTGTTTGAAGATGAAGATTGGCTTGAACACGTAGAAGAAATTAAAGCTCAATATGAATCAGATGAAGAGGACGAAGAAAAGCCGAAAAGCAAAAAGAAAACTTCCAAAAAAGTAGTCAAAAAAGAAGAGCCTGAAGAAGATGACGAAGAAGAAGCGGAAGAAGATGAAGAGGATGACGAAGAAGAAGCGGAAGAAGATGAAGAGGATGACGAAGAAGAAGCGGAAGAAGATGAACTTGACGAGCTTGACCGTAACGGATTGAAAAAATATATCCGTGAAAATGAATTGGAAGTTTCGGTTAAGAAGTCCATGTCTGACGATGATATCCGTGAAGCAATCCGTGAAGCAATGGATGAAGAGCCTGAAGAAGATGAAGAGGATGAAGAAGAAGATGAAAAACCGAAAGCCAAAGTTTCTTTAAGTGACATTAAGAAGAAGCTGGCAGGCAAGAAATAATCTGATTCAAAAATGATAAACTTGATAAGCCAGTGGTTGAAATATATCATTGGCTTATTTTTTTAATTAATAAATAATTATGAGTAAAAATATAATTGATAAAATCGTTAAGAAATTTAACAGTGAGGACGTTATCAAGTTTTCCGATAAAGATGGATTTAAGGACATCAAAAGTTGGGCACATACAGGCAGTCCTTCACTTGATTATAATCTGAGAACATTCGGGTTACCAACTGGTATAATAGAGATTGCAGGAAAGAGCAGAAGCGGTAAAACCACATTGGGATTAATGGCTATGAAATATTTTTTAAAAGAAAATCCTGATGATGGAATAGCGGTTATACTTTCCAGCGAAAATCGTGATAACAAAGATTATGCCTTACAACTTGGATTGCCTATTGATAGAATTATCATCATAAAGGTTAAATATGTAGAAGCCATGTTTATGCAAGTTAAAAAGCTAATCATGGACGCTGATGAAATAATGAAATCGGAGAAGATGAAACCTAAATTCTTTTTTATGTGGGACAGTCTTGGAGCCACGCTTTCAAAAGCGGAGCTTGATACCATGGAAGAGAATACGAAAAAAATGGAACAATATCTACAAAAGGGAGAGGATGTTGAAGACTTTACATTGAAAAATGAAAAGATGATGGCTTTTGCTAAAGAAGCTAAAAAGTTTGCGAAGTCTATAATGTCCGAAATGTACACGCACGCTATGCACTTTGTTATGTTAAATCATCAATATGAACAAAGTACGATGGGAATAACTACCAGAAAAAGCACTGGAGGGGAGTGGGTTGAATTAATGCCTACAATTCGTTTATCTATGAAACTTAAACAGCATGAGAAAATTGATGACGTAGAAGTTTCTCAAATTTCTGAAGTTAAAGTTGTTAAAAATGATTTTGGAAGTAGAAAGAAAACTGACATAAGAATATTGCTTGGTTATGGAATCATTCTTTCCCAAGAAGATATTGATTATGCTCTTGAAATGGGAATTTTGAAAAAAGAGGGAGCAAAAAAAGTTAGTTTTATGAACGGTAAATTATGTTGGAGTACTTTGAGAGAGTTCTTCAAACTTTATCAGGAACATAATAAGTTGTTAAATGTATTGCATAACAAAATTAAAAAATCTATGCAAAGTGATTTAGTTGCTTTGAAAGAGTCACTTGAAAAAGGTATAGAAGAAAATTGATATGAAAAAACCAATAGGAATACTTGTGAACGATGTTCATTTAGATAAGAACAATGGTGAGTTGGTAAAAGATATTTTTAATCAACTTGTAGTTCTTTGTGAAGAATATAAAACAAAGCGGATATTTTGTGGCGGAGATGTATTCACTAATCGTTCAGGACAGCCGTTACAGTGTTTGACCGATTGGAAAGAGATATTACAACTGTTAACAAAAAACAAAATAGAATTACATGTCATTCCAGGAAATCATGATAAAACAGATAGCGATGATGAAAAGAGTTATCTGGATGTTTATAGTGAGCCTTGTGTTAATCTTTACCGTTCTGGTAGTCGTAGGTTTATTGACGGTTGTGTCGTTGCTTTTATACCTTATTTCAAAGATGAAAAATGGTTGGAAGAGTATGAAAAAATCGTTGAACAAATTGAAACTAATTTAATTGATGGAGATATTGACGACACTTGGCCTAAATTTTTAATAACACATTCAGGATTTGATGGCGTGGTTAATAATGATGGTTCAAAAGTTTCTTCAATAATCAAACCTTCAATATTTGAAAATTGGACTAAGGTTCTGATTGGACATTATCATAACGCATCTAAATTAGCAAAAAACGTTATTTATACAGGTTCAGCCTATCAAAATAATTATGGGGAAAACATAACCGATAAAGGCTTTACAGTGATGTTCGATGACGGTTCAACAAAATTTGTTCCAAGTAAGTTCCCGAAATACATAAAAGAGATTATCGCAGCAGATGATAAAGAAAGTTTGATGAATCTTTTAGAAAAGTATGAAGGGGAAACGGAAAATAATATCAGGTTTGTTTTTGTAGGTAAGAAGACAGATTGTCAAAAAATCAATATTGCTGAAATTCAAGGCAAATACGGAATAGATTGCAAGTTCCAAAGTGTAGAGGAAATAGAAGCGATTGAATTGTCTGAATCGGATAGCATTCTTGAATTTGATTCAAAGACTATCAAAAAGGACTTTATCAAGTTTTGTAGTGAAAATCAAATATCTGGCAAAAAACTTACATATGGATTATCTTTGATAAAAAATGTATAAGTTTATCCACCTCAGTTATTAAGTAGTAAAATAACATAAAGATATGAAACCTATCGGATATATTTATTTGACTACTTGTGTTGCTAATGGAAAGATATATGTAGGAAGACATGAATTTAATGGAGATAAGAAATACATTGGTAGCGGAGAACTTTTCAAACGAGCTGTTAAGAAGTACGGCAAAGAAAACTTCAAACGAAAGATATTGAGACTTTGTTATTCACTTCACGAGCTAAGAATTTGGGAACATGTTTATATCGTTAAGCACAAATCATACATTCGTAGTATCGGTTACAATATAGCGAAAGGAGATGTTAATACCAGTGAATATAATCCTGCTAAACTTCCTGAAGTTAGGAAGAAGATGAGTAAGGCTGCTAAGAAGCGATTATCAGACCCAAGGAATAATCCGATGTATGGAAAGCATAATCCTCATACAGAAGAGTGGAAGAAAAGACATTCTGAGATTATGAAAGGAAGGAAGCATACCAAAGAAACAAAAGAAAAAATTTCAAATTCTCAAAAAGGAAAGAAAAATCATATGTTCGGCAAACACCTTTCTGAAGAAACAAAGAAGAAACTTTCAGCAGCATTTTCAGGTAAGAACAATCCAATGCATGGCGTTAGTATATCGGGAGAAAAGCATCATTTCTATGGTTCAAGGTTTATATGGATAAATAACGGAGTTATAAACAAAAGAGGCAAGATTGACGAGCCTATCCCAGAAGGATGGACAAAGGGTAAAATTCAAAAATTATGAAAATGAAACATAAATTGGTAAAAATATATGACGTTGAAGTTGATGAAAAGAAAGGAGTAATCAATTCAGCAAAAGTTAAGGAAATATGCGATTTGAATAAAATCAATAAACCTTATATTCTAAATAAGTTGAAGAAATTCAATGTCTGTCTTCCTAATTTCGGAGGCTACATAGATAAAACAGATGAGGAAGGGAACGATTATTGGAATATATTAGTTTGGTGCCTTGATGATAATAATCATTATGTAAGTGCCGTCAAAAGTATTTATGAAGTAGGAGAGGAAGGAGAAGCTGCTGAAATAGTATTTGATGGTTGCGAGCACGATATACGTGTTAATTCAATAATGGCTGCCGCTTCTAATGGATACATAACTTCAAAAGAAGAGTTTGAAAAATTGTTGAAATCTAATTATCTTTGGTAGTCATGTGGAATCCAGAAAAAATTGAGATATATAATTTGTTTGCTCATAAAGAATCAATTTATGAGTTTAATCAAAACAAATGCGTAATGATTTTCGGAAGCAACCAAACTGACCGAAATTTAGAAAACAACGGGGCTGGGAAAACCACTTTATTTGAAGCTATAAGTATTGCTTTGACTAATGAAAGTTTAAGAGCTATAAAAAGAGAAAATTTCATTAACAGAGATGAAGAAGAATGTAAGGTTGTATTTCATCTTTTTAATCCTGTTATGAAAATGAAATTGAAAATAGTTCGGACGTTTTTCAGGAGTAATAAACCAGTTAAGGTTGAAATTTGGGAAAACGGTGAACTGAATAAACAAATAACTTCTGTAAACGAAGCTAATAAAAGAGTTATTGATTTAATCGGAATAAGCCGTGAGGATTTGTTGAGATATTTTATCATCAGTCAAGATAGTCGTTACACTTTTTTCACCGCATCTGATGTAGAGAAAAAAGAAATAATGAATCGCATAACTTCAGCTGATATGATAAATCCTGTAATTGAAGAATTGTCTTTTAGGTACAAGGAAAAGAATGCCGAATACAGCACTATTGAATCTGAGGTAGGTAAGTTATCTGAAAGAAAGGAGTTATTTGAAGAGCAAAGGCAGGAAGTGCTTGCTAATGATAATAGCGATGAAGAGTTAAAGGAGCTGGATGAAAAAATAGAAGAAGCTGAAGAAAGTTTGGTTGAAGTAGATAAATTGATATCAACTTTTGAAAAGAGCGTGAAAAGTAAAGATGGTGAGATAAGTAAGATTGAAGTTGAAGATGTTTCTGAATTAAAACAAGAGCGTAAAAAATATCAAACCGATTGTGACGACATTGAAACTGAATTATCTGAAAATCGTAGAATTGAAAGAAAATTAAAAGCAGAGCTTGAGGATACTATAACATGTCCCAATTGTGAACATGAATTTATACATGAATCTGAGCTTGATTTATCCGTTAAAGATGCAGAAATATTGATTGAAGAGACAAAAAAAGAAATCAATAAATTGGGGAAAAGACTTGAGATAAAAAGTAATAAATTGAAATCAATAAAGGTTAAAATTTATGAATCCGAAAAGAAAAAAGAATTGTTGGAAAATCTTGAAGAAGAAAAAAATGTTTTGGAAAGAAAATTGAAACGTAAGATTGAGGACAAAAAAGACATTGAGGAAAAAATTCATAAATTAAAAGAAGAAAAGAAAGCTATCAAAAAACGAAAAAAAGATGATAAATTGCTTAACGGTTTAAATCAGAGAATTATTGATTGCGATGAAGAAATAAATAAACTCACAAAAGAGTTATTGCCTATAACAGAAGAGATGGAAGCAATAAAGTTTTGGCAATTCAATATGGGTAAATCTGGATTCATGACATATTTAGCGAACAAATCAATTAAGATAATAGAAGGCATTACCAATAGTTATTTGAGAAAATTTAAGGTTGACATATCAGTTTTGATAAACGGTTTTACCGTATTGAAATCAGGAGATGTCAGAGAAAAAATTGATATTTTTGTTTTGAATGACGGAGTAACGGCAGAAGCGTTCCTTGCTAAATCAGGCGGTGAGCGTGGGCGTGTTACATTAGCTGGAATTTTAGGAATTCAACATTTGATAAACTTATCGACAAACGGCAAAGGATTAAATTTATTATGTTTTGACGAATGCTTTCATGGAATGGATAGCAAGGGTCAAGAAAATATTATCAAAATCTTTGAAAAAATGGGTATAACTATTTTGGTGATAACCCAAAATGTTAGTGAATCCTTTAACAACGAAAACACATTGTATGTAGTTAAGGAGAAAGATGTAAGCCGTTATGTTAATCAATGACAGAGTTACTAATCAATAAGTGAATCAACAAAATATGGACAATAAAGAGCGTGTGAAATTTATAAAAGATAGTAAGATTATTGCTATTGACCCAGGAAAGAGTGGTGGAATTGCTGTTTTTTCTAAAGAAAAAAATAAAGTTATAGAAGTTATTAAAATGCCTGAAACAGCTCAAGACGTTCTTTCTTTTTTAACTTTTTATCAAAATAACAGCATTTGTTATTTAGAGAAAGTTGGAGGACTGCCAGGAATGGGGGGTTCAAGTATGTTTAATTTCGGAAAGGGATTTGGACACTTGGAGATGGCACTTTTATGCAGAAAGATACCAACCGTAGAAGTTACACCTCAGAAGTGGCAGAAAGCATTGCAGTTAGGCGTTAAGGGTAAAAAAAGCAATACCGATTGGAAGAATAAATTAAAATCAAAAGCTCAACAACTTTATCCATATGTTGGTAAAATAACATTAGCTACCAGTGATGCACTTCTCATTCTTGAATACGCACGAATAATCGAAAAACATAAGTGATATGAAGTTTATATGTGAAAATTCAGATTGCCCTAAGTTTGGTATTGAAGATGAATATCTTTCAAATACTTACAGAGTTGTAAATGGGAAATTACAGAGTGATAATGCGCCATGCCCTAAGTGTGGCCAAGTAAGAAAAGAAATTAATCCTGCGGCTGACATACCGATTAAGGATAAAAACATTCAAGCCGCAAAATATGCCTCTGCTTCAAAAGAAGACAAGAGAGAGATTTTGAAGAAACGTTCTCACGAACATTTCAAAAAAGAGATAGAGCCTTTTAAAGAACATCAACTACACCAAGCTGTCAAGAATTTTAAGGACGCTGGTAAAATGTGATTGATATGAGTTTAGAGGGCGTGTATTTTAAAAATGATTATCATTATAAAGCTAAATTTGTTAACAAATGTATTGCTATAATTAGATTTTCAAAAGACGAAAAACGGATTAATGCATACAAAAATTTAGTATTTAGAATGATGAAGGATATTGTCAAGAAAAACATATCCAATTATTTGAATCTGTTGCAAGGTACATACAGAAAGGACACGCTGCCTGAAAGAGATGAGTTGGTTGCTGATTGTTATATAATTTTTGATAAATGTTTAGAGAAATATATCATAAATAAAAAGTACAATTTTTATTTCTATTTCAATAAATCACTCTCAAGGAATTTTTTCCGATATTATCAAAAGGAATTACAAAGAAGCAGTGGAGTTGAGATGACGGAAGCGTTAATGACTGTTAATTCTGGATTTCATGATAATAAACAACCAGATACTTCTGAATTGTTATTGTGTAATTTAGGTTTGAGTGATTTAGAAAAAATGATATGTCGGTCAAGGATGTTAGGGCAAAAAACATCTGAGTTCTTAAAAGAAAATACTGATGTAACAAACAGTCAATACTCAAAGAGTTTAAAAAAAATAAAAGAAGTGTTAATAATGTTTCAAGAAAAAGGAGAGTTATAAAATGGATGAGGTCAATATTTATCAAAGAGCAATCGAGCAACTTGTTTTGGAAGGTTACACGATTTTACAGATTATCACTCCAAATGGACATAGTTTGTTTTTTAACGTTTACAAATGGCAGGAAGGTTATTTTAATTCAGCTCAATCAATTGATTTCAACACAGTTGAGGGCGTTAATATAACAGAGTTTTTAACTAAGAATGCTCCACAAAGTGTTAATAGAACCAATTTCATGGCGATGTTTAATAGAGTTATGGAAGAGGGCGTTGTTGTTAGATGCGAATTCACTAAGGGTTCGGAATGGTATAAGTGGAGTTCAGCAGGAGCTGGACGAAAATGAAACGAAAAATAAATTGTAAATGAAACTGTCGAAATATCAAAAAGTAATTTATAAAGTATTTCAAAAGACTAAAAAAGACATTAATATTTCAGCGGTTGCGGGTTCAGGGAAAACTACTGTGTTATTAGGATTATTGAGATTCATTCCTGTTAATGCAAGTTCCCTGTTCCTTGCTTTTAATAACTCCATAGTGGATGAATTAAAAGATAGGAATGAAAGAAAAGATGTTGAAATAATGACGATACATTCTTGCGGTTGGCGTTTAATTTTACAACGATACGGTGGGAAGGTTAAAATGAATCCAAACAAAGGAATTGCTAAAACTGAAAAAGTTTTAAGGGAATTTGAAATACCAGAGAAAAGGCGTGGATATTTTTTCTATGTCATTCCCAAGATATTAGATTTGATGAGATGTAATCTTTCCAATAATACCGTTGAGGATATAACGGAATTGATAAATCATTATGATATAGATATTGATGAAGATGATATCAAAATGGTTATAAGAGCGTTTGAGCTTTTGGTTAAAGATAAATCCCAATTTGACTTCATGGATATGATTTATGTTCCTGTCGTAGATGCTTCCATTCGGTTCAGAAAATTTGAATTTGTATTTTGCGATGAGAGTCAGGATTTTTCACTTGCACAACATGAATTCATAAAAAATTGTTTGAGTAGAAAAGGCAGATTGGTAACGGTAGGCGATAAAAGACAAGCTATTTATGGTTTTGCGGGAGCGGACGCAGAGAGTTATGATAAATTAGCTACTATAAACGGACAAGCAATTAAATTGCCTTTGAGTGTTTCCTATCGTTGTGATATAAATATTGTAAAAGAGGCTCAAAAAATAGTTCCCGAAATTTCATACGCTCCAGGTGCTTCTGAAGGTGTTGTTAGAAACGGAAGTTTAACAGATATTCAGCAAGGTGATTGGATACTTTGTAGAAATTTAAAACCATTAGTTCAAGCGTATCTTTGGTTAATGAAAAACAAGATTAAATCAAAAATAAGAGGCAAGGAAATCGGAGAAGGTATTTTGAGTTTGATAGTGAAAACAGGAGCTAAAACAATATCAGGATTGGAGAAAATGTTAGATTTGGAACGGAATAAGTTAATGAGAAAACTTGAATCAAAAGGAGTTCGCAAGCCAAGTCTTCATCCAAAAATGGAAGTTCTTCAACAAAAGATAGAAGTTATAAATTGTTTGAGTGAAGAGGT